GTCCTGCTAGAAGAAAGTCGTTTAGAGCTAGGCACAGATGTGCTACAGCTAAAGATAGAACAACAGCAAGATATTGGTCTTGCAAGGCATGGTAAATTATGGCAAGAAAGAAAAAAAGAAAATCAACAGTAAATAAAGCTGGTAATTATACAAAGCCTACTATGAGAAAAAGATTGTTTCAAAAAATACTTAGAGGTACAAAAGGTGGCAGAGCAGGACAATGGTCAGCTCGTAAAGCACAGATGTTAGCTCGTCAATACAAAGCTAAAGGTGGTGGATATAAATAATGGCACTTAAAAAATCACAAAGGTCTTTGAAAAAATGGACTGCACAAAAGTGGGATTATATAAGCAAAGGCGACAGAAAAAAACCTAAGAGTAAGCGAGGTAGGTACTTACCTAAATCTGTGCGTCAAAGCCTTACCAAAAGCCAAAAAGCCTATGAGAATAGAAAGAAACGTGCAGCAACTAGAAAAGGTAAACAAAGAGCTAGTTATTCTAGGTCAGTAAGAAAAAAGATGAGAGGTAAATAAATGGCTACAGCAGCTTCATATATAACGCATCAAGAATTGAAACGTATATTTCCACAGATGGATGAGTTTGACCAAAAGACTCCCATCTATGGTTGGACAACTACAGGTACAAATAAATATCAAGCAAATGATACTGGCTTGATAACACAACTATACTTTGATGGAGCAGAGGGAACAGCAGTAACAGATACACCTAATGCTAATTTAGAGTTTAACTACTCTTCAAGCACAGATTCTGTTGAAGTATTTATCGATAGCTCAAATCCAAATGATATACTTGTAGAAGCTGGTGAGGACTTTAGCACAATGGTTGCACAATATATATCAGATGCAAGCCGATACTTTGACTCAAGAGTAGACCCTGCTTTACCTAAAGAACAGTTAAAAGATAAGTCAGGCAACTTTGATTACATGGTTATAAGAACTGTTGGATTGATAGCTGCTTGCTTTCTTATAAAGTCAAAAGAACATAATTCAGAATTGGCTCAATCTTTTATGGAAGAAGCAGAAAAGAATATACAGTTACTCAATGAAGGTAAGGCAGCTTTGTCTTGGCAGAACACAGCAGATGCTGCACAAGGTATTGTAAGGGATGTAAATTATACAGCAGGTAAAATTAGACCAGTCGATACAAGAGGTGAGTATAGTGGCACTTGGGATTTGATAAAAGTTTCAATAGGAACTGGTGGTGCTATAGGTACTGCTACTTATAACGTATTTATAAAAGATTCCGATGGATTGAAAAACAATCAAGTAATAACTAATGAGAAGATTACAGGTGATTATCAACCTGTAGCAGGTGGACTACAAATACGTTTTGCAGGTGCAGCCGATGATACTGTAGCAACAGCAAGCGATGAATGGGAAATAGAAGTATTTGGCAGACAAGAATATGTTGATACTTCTGATATGAAATCAGTTAAATTGACTAGAACTACACTAGGGAGAAGATATAGATAATGCCTACTTTAGTATCAGGAGGAACATTTCAGAATAACTGGAAAAATATATTAGATAAACTTAGAAACATTTTAAGAAGTGAGTTCAAGGGTGCTTTGCCAGTATATATTGGAGAAGAAGGTAGTGAAGGTACACAATATCTTCGGCTTGACCCTGTTGGTAGCGAGATTACAGAATATAACACAAGTTTTGAGCAAAGGGAATTTACAATAAGCGTATTTTATTATTTTGCCGAACATAATATTAAAAAGACAGCATTAGACCATGTCTTAAGATATACATCAAGAATTGAAGCACTTATACACGACAACTCATCTATGGTATTAGCAGATAGTAGTAATCTATATAATTGCAGATTTGAAACTACAGAATTAAACCCTGATGATGAAGAAGGTGTTTATGTAGTTCAATGGGAATGGAAAGGACAACACACAGGAAATATCTCTTAGGAGGGATTATGAAAATAAAAATGAAAAATCCACAAGCTCTACCCAATGCTTGGAAAAGCTGTGGAATGAATAAAGAAGAGTGGATGGATTTACAAGCAGGAAAAACTGTGGAAGTAAAATCTATTCCAGAAATGATTAAAGATAACATAGATGTTGTAGAGTCAGCATCAAAAAAGAAAGGAGATAAATAATGACAGTAGGACACGCTTTTTCTCCGAAGGAATTTCAGTTATGGATTGCATCAGATAATTCTACTGCTGGAAGCTCAGGCATACACGCATCTACTATGTATCAGTTGGATGTTGATTCTGTAGGATTTCCTTCGTTGAATGTAAATCAAGTATTAGACGTAAGAAGTGGAGTAGGAGCAACACTTAAAGCTCAAGATTTCTTTCACGATAATAAACTAAGAGTGGTAGAATTATCAATATCTGGAACTTTACATGATGACGTTGGACATAGATTGCTTCTAGCTAATATATGTGGTGCAGCAGAAGCTGATGATACAGACCAAACTATAGCAGCTGGAGGTGCTAAAATAGCAGGATTGAAATATGGAGATGCCTTACCTAATAATGCAGCATCTTTAACTGTAGTTATTAAACCATCAGACCATACCAATCAGAGAAGTATTGAGATGGCTGGTTGCGTAGTGACAAACTTTTCTATATCAGCTGATACAGGAACAGAAGGTGGTAGATATAAATTTAGTGCCACATTACAAACCGGTAAAGTACCTGACTTAAATGAATCAACAGTACAAGCTGGTAGCACAACCTATGCTAATACTACTGATACAACTCTTGCATCAGCAAGTGGAATTAAAGTGTATGGAATTGATGCCCTTTTGAATAGTTTTACAACTACAATAGATTATCCTGCTGTATTTAGTGGTATCACATCAACAGGATATGATGTTGTAAGTAGAGGCGTAGAATGTGCAGTAACACATGAGTGTCAAGTTAAGTATGATGGAGAAACTAAAATATTGCCCCATAAGTTAGAAATACAAGGAACTGAAGGCGTAAAAGCTGAAGAAACTTTTATTATTGTAAATGATGGGAACTTTGGAATTGATACAGCTAATGGTGTTTTGACAAATGTAGCTTTCTCAGAGGGCGATATTATGATGCTTGATGTTGGTATCAAAGCAGTCGATGATGGAACTGATGCGTTATTAATTGTTGATTTAAGTAACTCATAAAAATAAAAAGAGGATGTATGAATGGAGATTAAACTAAAGAATAAAAAATCAGTAAAGATAAAAGACTTTACGATTGCAGATGAAGCAAAATTAAAAGACATATTATTAAAGATGGTCAAGCCTTCTAGCGATGGCAAACGAGTCGAGCTAGTAGACCCAAATTATAATTGTCTTTTAATTTTGCAAATGGTCTTAGATGACCCTTCTGACGATAACATAAAAAAGATGGATGATGCTATGAGAATTGACGTAGCATTAGAAGTTCAAAAATTGTTATTTGAGGGAAACGAGAAACCCTCCAAGTAGAATTAAATATATTATTATCTGCTTGTGGGGGTTGCAAGTTTTGCAAGTTTCCTTATACTGCTAGTTTACCTGTATTGATTGATGGTGTACGAGAAAAACGTACATTTAACAATATGCAGGATGTTTGGAAAGTAGTCGATTTAGTTATAGAAGAAACCAAACAAGTAAACATAGAGCAGGGTAAGTCGTTTGATATTACTGAATCATTAATAGCACAGATACCTTTTTTTGCTTGTAATAACAGGTTTTTTGATAGACAAGTAAATCAAGATATAGAAAAGTATTTGTATTGCGAAAAATTTAATGTGCCACCATATACAGGTAGCTATGAAGAGCAGCCTGCTTTATGGGTGAGAAGAGCATTTGCTATAAAATCAGCAATAGCAAAAAAAGAAAAAAAGGATATAAATGGCAGAAAGAATACTAATTCAGTTTAAAGCACAGGGAGATGCAAAACTTCAATCTTCTATGTTGAAGTTGGCTGCTACTCAAGGTCTATTAGAAAAAAATACCAGAGAAATGAGATTAGCTATGACAAGGCTAACTCAAACTTTTGAAAAAACTGAAAGAAGAAGTAGACTTTTAAATAATTCCTTTGCTACCATGCGTTCTAAAATGCTATTGTTTTCTTTCGCAATGTCATTAGGTGGTAGACAGCTTTTACAATTCTCAAGAAATGCAGCAAGCATAGAGCCTATGAGAATCGCATTTGATAATTTGCAAGGTAGTGCAGGTGCTTCTACTATTGCAATGCAGAAGTTGCGACAGGCAACAAATGGTACTATGTCTGAAATGGAATTATTGCAACAAGCAAACAACGCAATGATTTTAGGGATTACTACTAATGCAGATGAAATGGCTAAAATGTTTGACATGGCACAAAGACTTGGTGAGGCTTTAGGTATCGACACTAGACGTTCTGTAGAATCTTTGATTACAGGTATTGGTAGACAATCAAGACTTATGTTGGATAACATTGGTATTATTGTAGACACTACCAAAGCCTATGAAAAATTTGCACAAGCTAATCAAAAAACAGTACCACAGCTTACAGACCTTGAAAAGAAACAAGCATTTTTCAATGCAACACTTGAAGCTGCTGAAAAAAAGTTGCAGAGGGTAGGTCAAGAAACCGATACTCCTATAAAAGCATTTAACAGATTAAATGCGACTATAGAAAATTTTACAACTAAAATAGGTGAAGATTTATTAAATACCTTAACTCCACTTATAAATATAATCACATTGTTCGCAGAAAGGCTACAAAATGTTGATTTCTCTCGTTTATTAAGGTCGCTTGCAAGTTTAGCTTTGGCAATAAAATTTGCAGGAGCAAGTGGTGATGCTTTTGTTGGCACTTTAAGAAAAATGACAACTGCACAAATTACTGCTGCAAGAGTTTCAAGAATACTTACTACATCAGTAAAAAGATTTGCAAGAGCTAGTCTTGCATTTGTTGCTTTTGAAGTTCTTTTTCAAGCTGTATCAAAAGCTATTGAATTTTTTGGTGCAAAAGCAACCAAATCCTTGAATCAAACTTCAGAAGCCTCTGAAGAAGCAAAAGAAGAAATAAGTGAATTTCAGAATGTTTTAAATGGATTTCCAAGCACGCTTCAAGGACAAACATTAGCTCTGGAATTTTTTGAAAAAAAATTAAAAGATTTGTCGGCAAGTATAGCAAAAGATGTACCAAAAGCAGCAGAATCTTTAGAAAAAAGTTTTTTTAATACAGATGATTCTATTACAAGTTTAGATAAAATATTTGGTCAAGCAGATAAATTATCAAAATTAAGAAAAGAGTCAGAACAAGCTCTTGAAAATCAAAATGCAAAATTAGAAGAGTCAGCCGAAATAAAAAAAATAATAGTTGATATTGATAAACAAATTCAACAGATAGAAGCTCAATCAGCAGCGACAAAAGCTATGTTGATTCCAAATTTAGATAATGAGATAGAACTACTTAGATTGAAAAAACAATTTAGTGGTACTCAACTACTCATAGAAACAGAATTATTAAAGTTAGAACAAAAAGGCATACAGTTTACAGATGTAGAATTAAAGCTATTAAAAGATAAGTTAGACGAAAAATTTAGTCTGATTCAAAAAGAAAAAGACGAAGAAAAAGAAAAACAAAAATCACATAAATTACTTTTACAAAGACAAAAAGAAGCGACAGATGAATTTTTAAGGCAGAAAAAACTAGAAGAAGATGCACAAGAAGAAGCAGATAAAGCACAACAGGAAATTCTTAATAATATACAAAAAGAAAAAGAAGCAAAACTAGACCTTGCACAAAGCATTATAGCATCTAATATGACACAAGAGGAATCTCTACAAAATCAAAGAGATATAATGATGGATTTCTTTTTAACTGCCGATTTAAGCACAGAGCAAATGAATCTTTTAGGTGATGCTATATTAGTTTTGGAAGAAAGAATTAAAAAAATACCACCAAAACTTACTGAAATGCAACAATTATTTGTAGATGTAGGTCAAGCGTTTCAAAATGGATTTGAACAAATAATAAATCAACAACTAGATACTGGAAAATTAAAATTCAAAGAATTTGCAGATGTTGTAATAAAAGAAATACAAAGAATAATGGTAAAAATGGCTGCCTTAAAGATAGTAGAATTTTTATTTCCCTCACTACCTACTTTTCATCAAGGTGGAAGAGTGCAAGGATTTAATCAAGGTGGTATGGTGTCTATGCCAAGCTATCACTCAGGTGGTAATGTTGATAATGTACCAATAATGGCACAAGAGGGTGAATTTGTTATGCGTAGAAGTGCAGTAGAATCTATAGGTGCAGAAAACTTAGCTAGAATGAATAATACTGGACAAACAGGAAGTGTTAATATTACATTCACCGGTAATGTTATGAGTCAAGATTTTATAGAATCTGAAGCCATACCAGCAATTAAAAAAGCAGTACGCAGAGGTGCTGATTTAGGAATTAGTTAATGTTAGAATTGTCAGATAATTTTGCAAAAGATATACAAAGCAATCAAACATATCTATTGCATTTAGTAGTTTTAAATGATTCGATATATATATCTACAAATGATGTTCGTATGGAACAAACTTTTGCTCCAATAGTTAAAAATATTAGTAATATTAATGAGTCCATCGATTTCTTTGATAAACAATTCCAAACATCAAATGTAACAATAGATTTAATTAATACAGAAATAAATAATGAAATTATATCAAGTCTTTTATTTAATCCATCAGTTCTTAATAAATCAGTCAAAATTTATCTTAAATCACAATCTTGCGAAACTTTAGATGATTGTCTTTTTGTTTATGAGGGCATCACAAAAAACATTTTAGAAAATAAAGATATTGTTTCATTAGAGATAGAGGACAAAAGTAATTTTCTAATTAACGAATCATTACCAAGACGATTTACGTCTGACACATTAGAAGATAAATACTCAAACAAGCCAATACCATTAGTTTATGGTGCAAGTGTTTTAGCACCTGCTGTTTATGAAAAAAATACGATTTCAACTGACTACGAAAAATTGATTGTGGATGATAATTTCATAAAAAAAGCTAAAGAACCTAAAATATTTGTAGATGACACTTATTTAGGTATAAAGCTTGAGTGTAGCAAGTTTTTAGATATTACATCAGATACTATTTATCAAAATATAAAAGCACAACAATGGACAATAGTTGGAGATGAGTTATTTATTGAAAGACAAATAGAGCTACCAGAAGATTATTCTGATGAAGATGCTAGTTTTTATAGGGCATCTTTACCAGCTTTTGGTTTTCTGGAAATTAGTGTAAGTCCAAAATTAAATTTTTTGCCCTCAACACATAAACTCAGATATACTTTAGAAGGTACTAGTGATATACGCAATGCGACAGCACAAATAGAAGTTTTTGAAAATTTAGATACTAATAATAAAGTAACCGATTTTTCAAGAGCAGTTTATGAAGAAGAAAAAGAAGTTTTTTTAGATGTAAGAAATTATGGAGATATTCCAAATTTATTTAGCGAACCACAATTATGGGCTTGGGGAGGTATTACCAGATTAAATGATATTGAGGCAAATGGTTATAGTTTTGCAAGTGGCTCTAATATAATAAATTTTGAAATGGAATCTATGCCCAATAAAAGTAAATTTTTATCAGAGGTACAAAAATTGGATGGTAATGTAATAAATTTTGAAAATGAATTTATTTTAAATTTTGGTTATGAAATTTCAATTATACCACGACAAGAACCTCAATATAACTATCAGGGTACAATAATAAGACGACCAAAAATTGCTTTTCAAGCAGGTACAGGAAAAGCATCTGATAAAATCGTTGATTTGAATGATTTAGAGCCAACTTCTATAGATGGGAATGTTGAAATTTTTGAACACAATAATCTTGTATCTGTACCTATGGAAGATATAGAATCGACTAATTTATCTCTAGGACAAAAAGTTAGAAATGTTGATGGAAGTGGAACTAATTTTCAGACATTACTTCAAAATGGTAGTATTAATTATATTAAAATTAGATGGCTTAATGCTGCTAAAACAGCTGTTCTTACCGATTATAAAAATTACCCAATATATTTAGTTGTAGATGGTAGAGTAGATGATGTAGCAGGAACTTTTACAGGTATAAGTGAAACTCAAGTACAATACAATCAGAGTGAAAATCCTGTAGTTAATGTATCAAGTAGCACAGGTGGAGGTTATTAATGAGTCAATTAGTATGGAAACCTGTAGGCTTCATTTCTTCTAATTCAACTATAACTGTTTCTGTAAAAATGGAAGATGATACAGATATGACTGCACACCAAGAAGGCATAGAATTTATCAACACATTTAATGGTATAAATACACTAAGAGTAACTAATTTTAAATATGCTTTAGGCTTAGGAAATAGTGACATAAGTTTTCAAGAAATGTGGATGGGCTATCAAAACTATAATAATAGAATCTTTAAATCTTTGGGGAATGGTTCAGGTGTAGCAGGAATTCCATCGCAACTACCATATTATATAAAGCAGACATCTTTAGCTATATCTACTGATGTGAAATCAATTTACTGGAAGCAGGAAAATATGGAAGCGTATGTTGAGTTTGATATTCAATCAGAAGAATTTTCAAACACTCTTGATTGTGTAAGTGGTATTATTAACGATGAAATAGGCAGTAGTTATGTAAATAATAATATAGGGCTATCGTTTGGAGAAGCATCATTTACTAATTATACTGATAGTAATCAAGCCATACCATCATCAATCATTGATAAACAAGATATACTGATTAGTTTTAAATTACAGATATTAGATTCTGAAAATCAAACTTTAGTAACTACAGAATGTTTTAACTCAAACACAATTAGTGAAGGTATTATACAGAGTAACAGAGAAGCATTTATGCCTGTAAAGTTTTTGAATCGGCTTTTAAATTTTAATATTGATGCAGTTTTTGGACAACCATTAAATCCTCAGCAAAGCTATAATAATCAGGTAAACGAAGGTGAAATAAGACAAATTGAAGCTACATTATTTGCAAACGATTATATAGGTAATATAAGTGTTTATTTACTTGATAATGTTAGTAAAGATAATGTTGTGCAAGCAATAGGAGATGATTTAGAATTAATTAATAGACCTATAACAGATGATATTGTTGCACAATATGGTGAGCTGTTTTTTTCATTTGTTGGTAATCCCAAAGAAGCAAATGGTAATATCTTTACTTTATCGCCAGTACAGTTTGAATATCGTTCACAACTTGTAAATTCATCGCAAACAGATAATTTTTCATTTATTATAAGTAAAAATGAAATTGACTTTGATGCTTATGACGACTCTATTGCTGTTCAAGAACAGTATGCAATTTATAGTCAAAACTTGGCTAATAAATATCATATATATGATAATCTTTTGATGCAAGTCCTGAATGTAAATTATGAAATTATAGATGTTGAACCATCTAATAACATGATTCAACAGCCAACTGATATTATGTATCATTTGCTGGCAAGCGAACTTGGTATGCCTCTTGAAAGTATAAATATAAATTCAATTATTGAAGCTAGAAAAAACAATCAAATAAATTTAGCCTTTTCTATTTTTAAAGAAACAAAAGCAAAAAAGATATTGACTGATATAGCTTTTAATTCAACAACAATACCAAGATTTTTGAATGGTAAATTAGATTTTATATCTACAAAACTAACATATAGAGGTGGTAGTCAATATTATGACGATGATACTGAAGAAATTGTTTCAGTTGTCAAATCTGATGATATTTTAAATTACAGCTTTTCAAGAACTGATATAGAAAATATTAATACTAAACTGCAATTAAAATTTGATAAAGATTATGGTAGGTCTGATTATAATAAAATTACAGATGATTATATTGTTAATAATAACTATTTTAAAAATGGAACGTATGGAGATTTAGTTGCTGGTACATTACAAAATAATAATTATTATGGAGTTGATTACGATGAAATAGCAGACATCATACAACATAAAAAAACATTAAAAATTTATCAAACAGATTATATAAAAGACAGATTAAGTGCAAATTATTTAGCTAATTATCTCTTTAAAAACAATATAAATCAACACAATATTGTTGAAATAGATTTGCCATTAAAATATTATAATTTAACAAATGGCGATTTGATTGAGTTTGACAAAATGATTTTAAATAAAAAAGTTTATGGAGAAAGTTATGTCATAAAAAAAGTTGAAGATATGCCAATAAGAGCAGGTCAATTTATTTTACCTTTGTTTATGATTATTGAAACAAAAAAATCTTTAAAAAATGTTAAATTGAAAGCAATACAACTACATCATTTATCTGATGATGATTTAAATTATAAAGGTAATATTTATTCATTTAATGATGCTCCTGTACCTGACCCATTTGATACAAATAATGATGGTTCTGTTAATGTATTAGATGTAGTAACACTTGTAAACTCTGTTATCAATCAAGATGATTATGATGAAAAAAATGATGTTAATGGTGATGGTTCAGTAGATGTATTAGATGTTGTTGCAACTGTTGCAAGGATACTTAATGAAGGCTAAATTTAGAACAAAAGAAATGCCACAAGTCACACAAGCACGACTAACTTATGGTAAAGGAACTATGAATTTAAGAACAAATGGCGAGCCTGCTGCTGTTCAAATTTTTTATACTGGTAAAATAAAAGGTATAAATAAATTAGGTGATGGATGGACACAAAGGATTGGTAGGAATGTAATAATTATATTTTCTTTTGCTCAAACAAAGTTTGAATCTGAATTTTTACATTACATTGGAGAAATAGATATCATAGAATGTAAAGTAGTTTCATGGAATCAAACATCTATACTTTCTAAAATAGTTAATTTAGACAGAATTACATGGAACAGCGATGTAAGTGATTTTAATTTTGATGCTAGAAAATATGAAGAAATAGAAAAAAAAGATAAAACAAGTAGGATTATAAAAAAATCAAGTATTTAGGAGATAGGGATGGCGAAAAGAACAATACAAACCTGTAGATTTTATGCAGATATACCACAATATCTAAAAGCGTTAGGATATTATGATGGAAGTGATGCACCTGATATGTGGGATATGAACCCTGTGAATGTGAAAGAATATGATGATGGTGGATATACTTTTCAAATCAACAAACTTAGTATAGAACTTGACCAGCTTCTTACAAACACACCACAATCAGAAAGTTCAGGATTGTATTTAGGCGTATTTGCTCATACTTTAGCAACAAAAAACTTTACTCTGGTAATTGGAGCATCAACTCCAATAAATTTAGGTATAAATACAAAAAGTATTATAAATGGCAATACAGGTAGTGCATTAACACTCTCCCCAGAAGCAGATGGATATACTTTTGTAGATATAAGAACAAATCAAGGTAGTAGTAATTGTAATAATTTCCAATTTTTTACATACCAACCTGCTAAAATAGGTGCAGTTAGCTTTGGAAGATGGTTTGAGCCAAGCCACTCGCCAGACCTTCAAGTAAAACTTATAACAGAATTTGATGGTATCACAAATCAATCTACAGTAGGTGGCAACACAATCACCAATATAAACCACTTAGGGCAACCACATTGGGGTGACTTACCAGCTTGGACATTAAAAGATAAAAATGAACACGATTATAAGTTGGTTGCAAATACACAAAGAAGAACATGGCAAGTTAAATTTAGTTATATGGCTGATAATGATGTTTTTGACAAAGCCAATAATCCAAACAAGTTTTTTACAGTTACTAATGGTAACTATGTGTTTGATACATCTATGGCTAGCTTCTTTGGATTGACACTCAATGGAAATTTAAGATTTTGGTTTTGCCCTAATTCAGCAGGCTCTAATACTTTAGATGAAAATCAAAGCCAAATAGAAGAAGGCGAAAAAGATTTAGAATTTGCTTTATGTCAGATAGACCAAGACTCACTTACATTTACTCAAGTAGCTCCTCAAACATGGAGTGTTTCAATGAATATTCGAGAAGTTTGGTAGTTATCTTCTTGGGTCTTTAACAGGATAACCAAAGCCTGCTGCCCATCTTATTATTGAATCTAAAAACTCACTAAATTCTTCTTCAGTCAAATCTTTAGTAGAACTTATTTTAAAATGAGATTTCATGATTTCGTGCATCTCATCTTCTGTATCTCCTAACTCTCTAGCTAAATCTCTTATAATAGTTCTATAATATCCGTTTTGTTGTGGAGAACGTGATTTAGGGGCTTTTTTTATATCAACCCATACTTCACCCTTAACAGTATTTAAATGTCGTTTTAAACCTGCATAATCGTGAAATATCAACTCTCCATTTTCTATTTTACCGGTAAATTTCATAATACTCCTCAATTAGTTTAGTTATAGGTGCTAATATTATTGTAGAATAATCTTTATCGCCACCCTTTACGATTTTTACTTTATGTTCTCTGTGCATCTTTTTTAAAACTTTTTTTAGTATATCTACATTAAAAGTCAGCATCATCAATGTTTTATTATTAAATGTTAAAACTTGAATCCACCACTTAGCTTCTGTTGTTGATAAACCGGATTTTCTTCCTTTATAACCTCTTATTTCAAAAGCTATGTTTCCTGTAGACATCCATGTATCTCTTTCAGTTTTTACCTCTATCTTTCCATCATGCTCAAACATATCCACTATGACTTGCTCTGACACCTCTCCAAAATCTAAATCTACATCAAAGTTTGATTTATCCTGAGTTCTCGGCATGGTATCTCCTTAATAGTCTAAATGCTTCTTTCCATAAATTAATTTTATATTTATCTTCAAATCTAAATATTCCTAAGCTATGTCTTTCTGTATGGTGCTTTCGGCACAGGGGGATGCAAGAAAAGTGTTTGAGTGTAGGTTTCTTACGATTTCCCCCCATGCCGATGGCTTCAAGATGGTCTGGGTCAGGGGAAGGGGCAAAGCAGACCAAGCAAGTACATCCTCTAATGTAATCTAAATACTTTAAAGAGTCTTTATTAACAGCAACACTCATCAATGCTTCCACATCTATATGATATTATCGCCATTAGCTTCCCACATTATTGTTAGTGCTACTGTTAATAAGTTCTAGCCAATCTTCCAGCCTTAACACAATATAAGCCTCGCCTCTGTCTTGTCTTATAATTTGTGCGTCTACATTTTCATTAGGCAATAAGTAGGAGGCAATATTTTTGCGTATTTT